TAGCGGTGACTTTTCTGGGTTACAAGGGTTGGGTAAACCTGCGGCTGTTGCAGGGTTAGCACAAACTACCGAAATGGGGTTAGATGAAGCAGAAAAATTTAGAGCGAAACAAGGCGCAGTTCTAGCAGCGCAAGAAGAAAAGAAAAAGAAATATCGTGATTTAGCTAGACGTTTAGGGCAACAGTTCCCATATGGTTATAACGAAGGGGGTATATCCTCACTTCCTCCTAGATACTTAGATGGCGAAGGCGATGGGATGAGTGATTCTATACGTGCTAATATAGACGGAAGCCAAGAAGCCCGTTTAGCTGATGGAGAATTTGTAGTTCCTGCTGATGTAGTGGCAGATATCGGTAACGGCTCCTCAAATGCAGGAGCTGAAAGACTATATTCTATGATGGACAGGGTTAGAACTGCACGTCATGGCACAACGAAACAACCGCCTGAAGTTGAAGTAAACAGGCTATTACCAGCGTAGAGGAAAAGATATGGCACAAGTACAATCTGTACAACAAGTAGATACAAGCATACCAGAAACGTTAGAACCTTTTTATACAGGAACAGAAGATTTTGAAGGGATAATACCAAAAGGCGTTGAGCTTTTCTCAAAAGGGTTTGAAGACGTTTATTCCCCCGGAGCAAGAGCTTACATGGGTCTTGGTAGTATTGCACCAATGTCTACAGGACAACAAGAACTTGGTAGGCAGATAGCAGGATTAACAGCTCCAGACGCATTTACTACAGCACAACAAGCTCAAGAAGCAGGTATTAGTGGTCTGTTAGCTGCACCGGGTAGGTTTGATAGTGCGGCGGCACAAGCATACATGTCTCCTTACCAACAAGCTGTTACAGATATAGAGCAAAGAAAAGCGATTGATGCTGCTAAAAAGGCACAACTTTCTACTAACTTAGCATCAGCTAGACAAGGCACGTATGGTGGGGCTAGACAAGCTCTTTTACAAGGGCAAAGAGAATCGGGGCTTCGTCAACAACTAGGCGATATTCAATCTAAAGGTTTGCAATCTGCTTTTGATCGTGCTAGAGAACAGTTTGGAGCAGACCGTGCTGCACAAATGGCGGCGGCTCAAGGTCTTGGTACATTAGGACAACAACAAGGCGCATTAGGAGTTCAACAACAAGCTGCAGAATTAGACCGACTCAAAACACTTGGTGCCTTTGGTGATTTAGAAAGAGGTATTATGCAAGAAGGGTTGGGAGCAGAAGCAGCTTACCAAAGACAGAGAGATTTGTTTGGGCAGCAGCAGTTAGGTAACTTAGCAAATATTCTTCGTGGTGTTCCAACTACTGATACCACACAAACAACTGCTACACCTCCACCAAGCTTTGCCTCACAGTTAACAGGTCTTGGTATTACAGGTTTAAGTTTAGCTAAATTACTAGGAGGCTAAAAGTGAGTATAAAAGCGTTACAACAGATAAATGCGAAACAAAAAGCTTTAGAAAAAGGGTTGAAACAAATGGCTGCAGGTGTAAAACAAGCAGCAACTGAAAAAATGAGAGGTATAGAGGCAAAAGCTAATGAGTTTTTATCCTCTTCCGATCCAATAGGGTTTCTCGGTAAGTTATCTAGTGAATCTTCTGATGAATTTGGTGCTGTTATTAATGCAGCTAGAAGAATAAAGCAACAGGCAGATCGAGCACAGATACCACAACAAGAGACTGTTACTACTGCTGGTTTACGAGAATTATTAACACCTCAACTACAACCACAACAACAACGAAATCCAAGACAGACAGCAATTGCAGGTTTACCAATAAACCCAAATATGTTTAGAGGAGCGGGTGGTGGTATTGTTGCGTTTCAAAATAAAGGTTTTGTAGATACTTTGAGGGAACGTGAAGAGGGTAGAACAGGATTTGAACGATATATTCTTGATCCAATTTCTGGAGTTGTAACAGATACTCTTAAAAGTGGTATTTTAAAACCTTTTTTCCCTATAACTCGTGCCCTTGATACTGGTGAGGAAGGGATTGAAGGCCCAGCTCGTAAATTCTTTACTGAAAAAAGAGATAAAGAAGGTAAACCTATTACCAACCCTATTACCAACCTTCGTAAAACAGATCAAACAGAAGAGATAACAAAAGAAGAACTTGACAGAAGAATAGCTGAACAAGATTCTCGTGATCCGTTTAGAGATCAACGTGTGTTTGAACCAGAAGTAAAAAAAGAAGTAGAAGAAAAAAGACCAATAGTACCTGAAACAGCAACGGATGCTGCTATAGAAGAAGCAGGAGTGGATACGAAACCTATATCTGTTGAAGATGCTTTTGCACAAGCTGAGAAGATATTAAAACCTGTAAATATTTCTCAAAACGGTGCAATTGGATCTGGGGTAGAAGCACCTGTAGATTTTTCTCAAAAAGCTGAAAGTATATTGAAAAAAGCAGGTGTAGATCTTAGTGATTCAGCAGCTACCGCTGCAATTCAAGCAGAAAAAGCAGCATTAGCAGGTGATAAAAAAGAAGCTGTTTATATGAGTTTATTAGAACTTGGTTTTGCTATTATGGGAGGAAAAGACCCAAATGCAATAGTGAACATAGGAAAAGCGGGTATGCAAGTTGCTCCTGCTCTTGCTAAACGTATACAAGCTACTAAAGATGCTAGACGTAAAGTGCTTGATTCTGAACTTAAACTTGAAGAATTGAAAAATAGAAGAGCTGAAGGAATAGCGAATATTTCAGCGAAGATGCAAATGAACGCAGAAAATAACGCAGCGGCAGCACAAAGAACTTACCAACAAGTAAAAGGTAATTTAGTTGTTAGCATACTTAACAATGACAGAGCCATGGATGTAGCTAAAGTTAGAGCGGGAGCAACAGTGAAGGCTCAACAAATTGCTGCTAGTGTTAAGAGTTTAAGTAGATCAGACTTAGCTATGAAGTATGCTAATGCAGATGAAAGTGAGAGAGAGATACTTGCAGAAGCCATTAAGTTAGCTTATCCAGAAACTGGCTCACAAATACTTAAACAATTTATGAGCACTATAGCAAACACTAAAGGTGATACTATTCCGAAAGAACAAATAAGAAAACAAATAGAGAGTTACGGATTTACACTTGAGGATACTTAAAGGTAAAATATCATGACTCCAAGACAAAGATATGAAGCAATAGCTAGAAATGTCTTAAAAATAGCAAATTCAGAAGCTCCTGAAGGTACAGTAGAAATGTATTTACAGTCTGAAGGTTTAAATTACGATCAGTTAACGACAGCCCTAAAAGCAACAGATGACGAGCTTGACTTTAGCGACATAACTGGCCAAACAAAGGAATTTTTTAAAGGTATTATTCCCGGTGCGGCAGGGTTAGTTGAAACTGCGGCTGTTGGTGCTTCTGCATTAGCAGATGACGAGGGCCTTGTAACAGAGCAAGGTATCCGTGATACAGCAACAGATGTATTAAAACCATTTAAAGAATTTGCAGCGCCAACTCCCGGATATGAAGAAACTGTTGGTAGGAAGTTTGGCGAAGCATTTGGTTCTTTTATTCCATTTTTAGCGTTTGCTCCTTTTGGTATAGTTGGTAAAGCTGCAGTTACTGCATTAGCTACGGGCGCAGGAGCAGGAGAAGCTAGGTTACGTGCAGAAGAAGCAGAAGCTACTCCAGAACAAATAGCAACAGCAACAGCGTATGGTGCACCTGTAGGTCTATTAGAACTTTTTGCCCCTGCTAGGATATTAAAAAAATTAGACGCAGGTGTTATTGAAAGTGGTGTGCAAAGAGTTGGTAGAGCGTTAGAGACAGGTGGGATAGAAGCAGCTACAGAAGCCGCTGCAGGGTTTGCACAAAATGCGATTGCAAAAAGTGGGTATAAACCTGAACAAGAACTTGTAGAAGGTATAGGAGAAGAAGCCGCATATGGTGGCGCAGTTGGTGCGTTAGCACAAGGGTTGTTTGACTTAGCCGTACCAAGAGCTAGAAAAATTGAACCAGCCAAACCAAAAGAAAGACCCATTGAGAAAGGCGATCAACTTGCATTAACAGGATTACCACAACCTACAGAAGAAGATAAAGCGCAATCAGAATTAATAAAAGCGGCAGAAAAGAGAGTTGAGGGACCGATAACAAAAGAAGAAGATAGAGAAGAAGCTAGACAATATATATTAGAAGCGGAGCAAGATTTAACTAGATTTGAAAGAAACAAAAAAGATTTGATAGAACAACAAAAAATATCTGCCCCTCAAGATAGAGCAAAAATAGAACCACAAATACAAAAAATAGAAAATTATATAAAAAATTTAAGAGGAAAGGTTGAAAAAAAGAAAAAATTATTACCAGAAGCTGAAAGAAAAAAAGGTTTTGTATCTCCAATTTCAGTGCCAGATACTCAATTAGGATTATTTGATGAAAAGGGTGATATAACTCCTGATACCGCAAACCAAGTTACATCAGGAGAAGTAGATAAAAACCGTAACTTAGATGAGGCACAAAAAAACGTAAATGTACCTTCTTTTAAAAATAGAACAAAGGATGCTAATAACAGAATAAATAAAAGAAAAAATCAAGTTGACACTAAAATAAAAAATACGGATAAAATTACTGCTGATTTTTTAAAACAAAAGATTAATCTTCCATCTCAATCCGCACGTTCTTTTTTTAGAGCTAATCCTAATTTAAAGGGTGAGTCTATTACGAATCCTGATTTTTACGATGCTTTAGATACGTATGCTAAAGGACATCCTAATGTAGCAACTAAGATTGAAGAATTTTTACCAAGAATAAAAGAAAAATCTGATAAAAATAGGAAAAAAGTTGTTGAAAACACGTTTGAGCAAGCGCTTAATATTGCTAGAGAAGCAGGGAAACCGGGAGTGTTTCTTACTTCTGACCAACAAAACTTTTTCCGTGAAGCAATAGAAAATTCTACACCTGAACAAAAAAATATTTTACTAAAAGAATATTACTCGGATAGAGAGGGTGATGACTATAGAGATTCTGTACAAGAAAGAGGCGCAGAGGCTAATGTTCGTGCGAATATGACATTGAAAGACTTTAGTAGAGCTTATGCAGAAGACCCAAGTTTAATTCGTGACCAAGCTATTGTACCAAAAATACAAAAAGAGTTTAATAAAGAGAAAAAAGTAGTTAAATTAGAACAAAAAAATGTTAACACAATAACAAAAGATACGATATTTGAAAACAATCCTGCTTTAAATTTATACCAACCTTATGTTGAAAGACTAAGCTCACCTGCAGGAGCCACAGAGGAACAAAAAGCTGCTACTAGAGAAGAATATGAAGAGTCACAAACTGCAGAACAAAAAGTATTTAATAAATATGTAGAACAGTTTGTAGCTGAAGGCGGTAAAGGGAAAGACGGTTTAAATAAAAGAAGATTACGTTTACTAGCGGGAGATTTGTTAAGACCACAAAAAAGAGCTAGAGGAGCCGCTAGAAAAGTTTATAACAAATTAAATAAAGCGCAAAAAAGCTATGTAGATAATTCTGCAAAAGAAATACAAGATTTATTAATAAAAGGACCAATTAGAAAACTCGCCGCTGCAAGAGCAGAATTAATAAAAGCAGAATTAGATTTAAGAGATGTAAATAAAGAATTAAAAGAAAAACCTGATGATATAGAGCTGCAAGGCGAAAAAGATTTATTACTAAATGATATAAAAGAACTACAAGGGATATATGAAGAAGTTAAAAAAGAAGTAAGAGAGGTTTCACCAACCGAAGCAAAAGCAGTTGAATTTATAGAGAAAGTAGAAAATGTTCGTGTAACTCCTAAATTTAAAGGAGAAAAAGCTGAAAAACCGCCAAGAGGTAGAAGAAAAGAACCTGAGATTATAGAAGTTCCTGAATTTGTTGGACGTATAGAGGGTTTTGTAAAAGAGCTAACAAAAGGTTGGAAAAACGCACCTGAAATTAAAGTTGTAAATAACTTTCCTGATTTAATAAAAATCACAGAACAAGATATGGCTGTAGGCGGTGTGGATAGAATTATGGAGGGTATGTATAGTCTTGAGAAACTAAATAGGTTATCACCCGAACAGCAGAGAAACATAAAAGGTATATTTGACAGTAATACAAACACTGTTTATGTCATAGCAGCTAATAACACAAACAAAAAAGATGTATTAAAAACTATTCTGCACGAATCTATAGGACACTATGGTCTTAGATCTATTCTTGGTAAAGATTATAAAGAAACTATGAATAGGTTGTATAACACCGACAAAGAAATACAATATGCTGCCAACCAACTAATGAAAGAACAAGGACTATCTAAAGAGGAAGCTGTTGAAGAATTAATTGCAGTGGCAGTGGAGAATACATTTGTCGGAAGAAGACCTGAGGCAGGGCAAGAAGGGTTTATGGCAGCTTTGCAAAAGCTACTCCGTGCGTCTCTAAAAGCAATAAAACGAGCCATGCAGGATTTAGGATTTCCTATTTTAAATAATATCGAAGTACAAGATATTATTGCTCAGTCTGCTAATTATGTGATAAATAACAAAGTAAAGGCAGAGCGTAAAAAAACCGTAGGCACAGAAACAGGTGCTGAGAGGTTTATGTTTAGAGATGCTTCAGTCATGGCTGATGATATGTTAGTCAATAACTTTTTAGATATGAATGTTTCTAATTCTAAAGGCCCAACACCCGGTTTTTTTAGCACAATATCTAGTGCTATTTTTGAAGCGCCTAGATTTCTTTCTAATGTTGCAAGGAAACTAGAAGCACAAATAGCATACAAAGGGTCTTCTGTTGAGAGAAAAGCAAGAAAATTATACAACAATAAAACTAGAGATGCGATAGGCGATATTAGACCTGATATATTAATGTTACAAACAGAACATGCTGATTCTTTGTCTACCGCAGTGATGAGGTTGGGTAGGTTAGTTTTTAACAAGGTATCTGGGTTTGAAGCTACTCAAGGAGATGCTTCTTTAACAGGGGTATTTGAGAAAGTTGGTAGGTTAGGAGAAGAGCTAGGAGATATTAAAAAAGCAGAAAAATTAGTTAATGATGGTTTAATTATAATTAGAGCAAAAGACTTAATAGGAAAAGGTATAATCCCTGATGAGTTATTACCTACTAAGGAGCAAATAAAAGTAGGGGAAGAGATACTAAAAAGATACGACATAATAAATGAAATTCATCAAGAATTTACTTCTTTTAAAAACGGCTTGCTTGATAATATGGTTGACGCTGGAAGACTATCTAAAGAAAGGGCAACAGAGTGGAAAAAGGCTATAGGGTATGTGCCTTGGGACAGAATAAAAGAAAATGAAGAAAAGATATTTTCACAAACTCCTGCACAATTTTTTAAACCACTTAGCACTAGAGAAATGGGGCCACTAAAGGGTAGTAAAGACGAAATAAATAGTGTTTTAGAAAATATGGTTGGTCTTACGTTTTGGATGGTCAAAAGTTCTATGCGTAACCATGCGGCTTTATCTATTGTAGATACTTGGATTAAAAATGATTTAAATATAGAAAAAATTCCGGATAAAAATGTAGATAAAGATGCAGATAATATAGTAACCGTATATAGAAATGGTAAGGCAGAATACTACGCATTTGACGATATCTTAGACGTGTATGCGTTTAAAGGTCTTGAAGTGATAAGTGGACCTATTATAAAAGCTATGACAGGTTTGTCTAATTTATTAAGAAAAGGTGTTACTGCAACACCACAGTTTGCTATTAGTCAGTTGTTTCAAGATAGTTTTAGAGCTATGACTTTATCAGGAACAGATAACCCATTCAAAACAGCAACCAGAGTTATAAATCCGTTAAGTTATGGTTCAGTTAGATTAGGTACAAATGAAGTAGTGGAACAATTAAAGCGGTATGGTATCGTAGGCGCATATGATTTTATGCCGGGAAGAGAAAAAGATGAAGTGCTTACTGCTTTTAACTTAAAACAAAGAGGTAGAACTAGAAAATTTTTTGATTTTTTTGAAAACTTTTCAATAGCATCGGATGCTAACCTAAGAAGGGCTGTGTATGAGCAAACTTTAGAAGAAACAAAATCAGAACAGTTTCCTGATGGTGATGTATTAGCAGCACGTATTGCAGCGCAAGAAATTATTAATTTTAAACGTCAAGGTGCAAATAGATATGTAAGTGTGTTAAGACAAATTGTTCCGTTTATGAACGCTTATATTCAAGGTATGAGTGTGTATTTAAGAACCATGCAAGGTGTGGGCGTTAGCCAAAGGGAAAAATATATAGCACAAAGATTATTCTTAAAAGCAGGCCTCAAACTGGCGACACTTAGTACAATTTATACGTTCTTAGTTGGAGAGGACGAAGAGTATCAACAACAAAATGAGTACGTAAAAGATAAAAACTTTATAATACCCGGTACGGGCCGTAAAATACCTGTTGCTCCAGAGATAGGGTTTTTGTTTAAAGTTATACCTGAAAGATCTATTAATTATGTTATTAGTCAAGGTACAGCAAGACCAGAAGATGCTCAAACATTTAGAGAAAACCTAACACGTGCGGCTTTTGATTCATTCTCTAGTCCTAACTTAACACCCCAAGCTTTTAAAGCCCCTGCTGAAGTGTTTTTAAATTACTCATTCTTTAGAGATGCTCCCATAGTTCCTAGAGGATTAGAAGATGTGGCTTCGGAGGAACAATTTACTTCTTCAACATCTGAATTAACTAAAATTATTGGTCGGTTTACTGGATTAAGTCCTATAAAAACAGAATATCTTATTAGAGGAATGACAGGTATAGCAGGGGGCACTTTAATAGATTTAACTAACGTGATTAGTTCTAAAGTTATGGGGCGTAAGGAATATAACCTGTATGAATTACCTGCATTTAAAACTTTTTCGTATGACAAGATACCGTCTGGTGATAAGTCGGAATACTATAAATTTAGAGATGAACAGGCAAGAGTTACGGACACAGTTAACTTATTAATAAATCGTCAAGATTTTGAAGGTTTAATTAGGCTTTTAGAAGAAGATGAAAACCTTAAACTATATATTTTAGGTGAATCAGTGCGAGCAGTTCAAACGCAACTTAGTGATACTAGGGCGCTTAAACGGATTATAAATGAAGATCGTACCTTACCATCAGCAGAAAAAACTAGGTTAGTGAATGAGATAGATAAGTTAGATAACGACATTATACGGATTATAAATATACCGTATATAAAGAAAAATATCTTAGGTAGATAAAAAAGCCCTTGATGGTATGTCCAACCACCAAGGGCAAGTAGACTTTTTTATCATTTGGGAAGGAGAGTCAAACCACAAAAAAGTCAGGGTAATTTAAAATGAGTAAATTACACCCAATGTTATCATTTTACTCTCCAACATCGCAACCCATATTTGTTCTTCTCCACCACTTGTTTGCATATTACGTCATATTTACGCCTATTTGCTTCTGCTAAAACATATTCTTTTACGGGGTTTATATCTAAACAGGGGATAAAAATGGAAGTATCAGGTTTAAAATCAATCCAAGATATCTTCACTGCTAGACCCATTATCTTTATCATCTGTAAACACCTCTAAATCAAAACTATCTAACTTTTTAGTATCAAACTCAAGGCATCGAACACTATTTGATGCACTAGCAATGGATGTACCTGCTAACATTCTTTTCTTTTTTATACCTCTGTAAGAACCGTTTTTCTTATAATCCAACAAAGAATCCTCAAAACTTATAAAGTTTTTACTACAATATTGTTGATACATAGATTTAGATACGTATAGTCTATTCTCATCTTTTTCTATTCTGGCCACGCATGAAGTTCTAGGTTCTTTTATAGCGCCCATATCTAACCCAGTGCGTTTATCTTTTTTAACATTAACAACTGTAATACCTAAAGGATGCGAGTTTAAGAAAGCCCCCAATATTTCCCCATATTCAGTTAAAGAATCTTTGTTACTCTTACGACTACTTTTTACAAGACTAACTGCATAATCAAAAACAGGTTGTATAGGTATGTCGTGCAAGCCTAACTCTTTAGCTATAATACCTCCTGTTAGTGCCACGGCTGTGCCTGCTGACCAAAACCTTTCTGTGTTTTTTATTTCAGCAGCTTTATCCATTTTTTCATTTATTTCATTAAGTCTTGCAATTACATCTGGTAAATTGTTCACACAATATTCTATATATGGCTTTATAGCATGCCCATAGTGTTTACTTACCCTACCAAAATGTGCTTTAGACCAAGTAGGATCATCAAACTTATCAACGGGTAATTTATCTTCTAATACACGCATTAATTCAGCGTCAGGAAAAGCTTTAATTGATAAAAGAGCATCTCTAATTCTTGTGTTAGATGTTGATACCACAGGTATAGACCAAGTAGTTTTATTAAGTCTTTCTCTATTTACTCTTGCGTCCATTCTATTTTTACCTCGTCCAGATGTAATGTCATATACCAGATCACTCATTAATCTTGGATCTAAGTTTGTTATTTCATCAATTGTGGGTGTTAGGTTTTGCATAGTGCCTAACCTTTGCATACGAGAGTTATGTGTGTCACTAGACTTTAATATTAAAGCTTTTGGATTACCATAAATGCTATTCATTAAATGAAGCACAGAGGATTTACCTACCCCACTACCCGGAGAAAATAAATTAAATAATAGCCCGTCTAACATACCATCTCCTACAAACTTCATAAGAGGGCCACCAAAACCCATAAAAAATGCAAAAGCTTTACCTATTCTATCTTCATGTGCATAAGCGTTTATAATATCTTTCCATGTGTGAAAATCCCCTTTTTCGTGAAACATTGGAACAAGAATAAGAGTAGCCGTGGTAGGAGGGCTATACATAGGTTCTTTTGCACCAACTTTAATTTCTTTATCACCATAAACAAAAACACCATCGTCTTCTGTCCAACCAAATTGTCGTCTAGCAATCTCTGCTTTCTTTTCGCTTTGTAATTTCTCTACTGATCTATTTATATATTGCATAAGATGATCCTGTTTCTTTCCTAGTACGGTTATGCCATGAAATGATATAGAAGATAAAAATTTATCTTTAGCTAGTGTAGAACTCAAAGGTATTATAAACTCTCTTACCCCATCTTTTGGTAGATGTAACCGTAATAAAATACTTTCCCCATCTTCTGGGTCATGGATTCTTTTAACAACATAAAAGTCATATGGGTAGATTAATTCATCTCTAACTACTTCATCACTATTTTTAGGTACATCTGCTCTTCTATATATACCCCCAACTTTTCCCCGATAAAATGGAAAAGGATACTCAGGTATATTGTAAGTCTTTTTGTTTTCAGTACCGTTCTCAATTACGTCTATGACATTATCTTCTTCTGATGCTTGTATTACCTCTTTACCAATGATTATAGGGGAGGTTATTTTTAACTTACATCCTTCACATATTTTAGAGTTTTCTTTTTTATACCAAGCGCAAGTATATGGGCCTTTTGTTAAACTTGCTTTATTAAGTGCCTCCTCCATATTGTATTTAGGATACTTTTGAGACATCTTTTTTATTGCTGTTTCCTTATCTACACATCTTTCTGCTATAGACAACATGGCTCGCCACAAAGGTTCTGCTAAAGTTTCTTGATTCTCATACGCATATTTTATTTGAGCGCACCCCACACCCTGCATGGATTTCTTATAGATTGTTTTAAATATATTTTTGTAGTTTTTTTGAAGTGTTAGAGACGTAGGATTTATTTGTTTAGAAAAATCTCTGTTCTTTAATTCTTCAAAGATAGATATATCTGTATTTAAACAATCCTGCATAGAGGAAAGATTTAATTTAGCTCCATGCAATAAGACTTCTACCGGCTTTGGATCATTGTTATTTTTAAAATTTAAAGTTTCTGGAACTCTTAATATCTGTGCAGCATTTGCTGTTACTGCATTATCAACTAAGAAGCCCTCACTAATACACGAACTTTTTAAAGATTCAGCAATCCCTACCCACTTAGAAGTTTCTATTTCATTCTCTAAGACCCAGTAAACGTGCAGCCCATTACCTGAATTAATAATTAAAGATGGTTTGCAAAGATTTGTTTTCTTACAAAACTTCTTTAGTGCTAATGTTCCTTCCTCTTGGGTCTTGTAAGGTTTCTTTTCTCCACAATCTATATCTACAAAAAAACATTTAATTGCTTTTGCTTTTTCTTTTGTACGGCGACCATCACCATTAAAAGTTGCAACAGCTACATAAATATCCCATTTGTCTTTAATTAATTCATCTGTTTTTAATACTAATTCTTCCTTTGTATCTACAAATATTTGTTTGGTTACTTTCTCAGGCTGTCCTACATCTTTCAAAGTAAATAAACAATACGAACCATTTGTTGGTAGAACAAAAGAAAAAAAGTCTTTTTTTGATAACATAAAAGTTTCTCATATTTTATTGTTCTAATTTTTTTATTAACTTTTTTACTTCTTCTAAATATGGACCCCGAACTCTAGTTTTACCTGTAAACCAATTGTAAATAGTCATACGAGTAACTTTTAAAAATTCAGCGACATCGTTTACTGGGATGTCATTTTGAACACAAATACCACCCAACTTAACCCCCAGTAAACTATCATCTGCATTTTGAATAAGTTCTATAAAGTCCCTAGAATATCCCTTCGCCATGCGTTACTCCTCATCGTCATCCCATTCATCCAAGACCTTAGTAACCTTTTCCTTTACAGCAGGTTCACTTTCTTTTTTAGTACTAACTTTTCTTGGCTCTTCTATTGTAGGCTTTACGTCTATAGTTTTCGTTGAGTTTTCCTCAGTGCTACCTCCCTGATTTGTCACCCATGTGTTTGTCTGTTTAATCCACTCTAAAAACATATTTAAGTTTTCCTGATCTTTAGCCTTAAACTTTATGTCTTTATTGTCCTTGCTAGTGACTTTTGGAATATAGGTTTTGTAGTCACCCTCACCTTTTTGTTCAGACCCAAAAACAAGTTCACGTCTCGGTAAAAGAATTTTAGATGCGTTCATTTCACCTATGATTTCACCCATTACTTTAAAAGCAGTATTATTTGTAATATCCCAAACAAAAGGTGTAGGTTCATCTAATTCAATTTTTTCACCTGCCTCATTAAATGCCGTAGAAAACGTTACTAGACCTAAAATAACTCGTACTCTTCTAGTAGACTTTTGCAACTGCTGATCGCTATTGCTCATACTTTCATAAGTCTTTTCGTCCACATATCCCCTGTGTGGTCTACCACAGTTTATGGTGCCATTACTATCAGGTAAATCTTCGGTAAATTGAGCTGCGCTCATAACAGAATTAACGTACTTTTTATCATCGGTCACATACCTCTCAAATTTAAACCTTTGCATAAACATACGTATTTTAGCTTCTTTACCGTAAATTTTACGAGTCGAATCATTTTCAGATATCTCCAAGACAAAAGACCCCGGATCAACTACTTGATAGGATTTCGTTTCACCCTTAACTTCAGTTTGACCTAAAACACCTTCTTTAATAATCTTTAGTCGTGGTAGGCGTAACCCACTTTGCTTTTCTGAAACCTTATCAGAAGTCATACCTAAAGCTTCTGCAAGACTGTCGTAATCATCTTTCAATGTGATATTTGACATAATAAATAATCTCCTTTTTGTTGTTAATTAATCATGCCCATTACATGAGCTAAATTTGTAAAGTTATTCTCATTAAGTAAGTCTATATCCTCCTTTTTTAAAGAAATTGTATGGGTATCATTAGCGTCCGAAATTATTTTACTCACGGCTAATGATTCTGTTTGTTTTAAAGCTATATCAAACTCAGAATTATCCAATATACGTATTGGTCTAAAAGTTATCCGAACACCATAGTTATCTAAATTTAAATACATTTCTGTAACAACAGAAGTTATTGGGGCATTATTCTCAGCTATCTTTTTACAGTACGCTTGAAGAGGTAGTTTCTTGTAAGTGCCCTTACCAAAAATTGACCTAGAAGGGATATTTAATTGGTAAACGTCCCCACCAATATCTGTCTCTAATACCACAGCAATGCGTTGTTGGAATTTACATGCTCTACTGTTATTTGGGCCAGAACCCTTCACATTATGTTCGCAGTCATAACAAACCTTTGATTGTGGGGTAGTAGACAATTTACTAGGTTTGATACCATCAATAGAGTAACAGTCTGGAGTTCTTGACTTATCTTCTTTATACTCACCTTCATAATAAACTCGTGAGATATGTTTAGAAGCCCCAACAATTACTACATTTAATCCATGCCCCTCTAAACAATTAGTCTCTTTCCCATCAGACATTAATCGCCACCGATTATTTTTAATACTGATTCGTTTCATTTAGGTCTTTCTACGAACAGAGATAGCATATTTACTATCTACAATTAATCCGGGAGGTATTTTATCTGGGTTTTCTTGGAGAAACGTAGACATGTTGTTTTGAGAGATACGCTTTTCAAGTAATTCTATTGCATCATTTTCTTTAACAAACGAAGAAAACGCCTCAAAGTCAGCCGTCCTATAACGTTTTTGTACCCGTCTAGTTATTGTTCCAAATTCTGTACGTAAACTATCTGCGCCTGTATCTTTACAAACCTCTAGCAATGCCTCTTCGATAGTCTCTAAACTTTCTTTTAATTCAGAATCTCTCTTCTCGTAATCGCTTAAAATCTTTTTTCGCTCGTCACGAATTTTTACGTAAACTTTAACCAATTTATCTACTTTCATCGTTCTCTCCCTCCGATTAATAGAATACTTATAATTAATAATACTAAATAATATAACCTTTATTATACATTGTCAATAATATTTTTGTATAAATCAATCAATTTATTATGAACGTCTATTTTAGATTGAAGCATTTTATACATTTTCTTCTCTACGTTTGAGCCTTGTAAATGAACTACTGTGCAAGGGTTTTTCTGCCCGGCTCGATGCACTCTTGCGTTTGCCTGTAAGTAAGTTTCTACAGACATAACGGCTGACCAGTATACCACCACATTAGCAGCATGAAGAGTTACTCCATGCGATGCAGCTTGAGGTTGTATGACTAAAATTTGTGGGTCTTTTGTTGTTTGGAATCTATTAAAGATATCGGTTCTTGCATGAACAGAAACCCCTCCGTGTATCACATCACACGTATATTTATTTTTAAGTAAATAGTCCTCAATAAGATTTATAGCGTGTCGGTAAGGCGCAAACACGATAACTTTATGGCTTGCTTCATCAATAACTTGTGTTAATTCTCGTAATCGGTTAGATACATCAAATTCAACTGTTTCACCGTTATCTGTGTAGACGGCACCACAACTTAATTGTAGTAGTTTATTTAGGTTAGCCGCAGCGTTAACGGTTGTTATCTCTTCTCCGGCTGCAATGGTTAACATATCTTTTCTTATTTTTTCGTAGAATGTATTTTGTTGTTTTGTAAGAGGTACTTGTCTTGTTGTGTATGTCATTTCTGGTAAATCTAAACACTCCTCTTTTGTAAAACGAATAGCAGGTTGTAGTGCTTTGTGTACAACGTCTTCTGCTTTATCTTTAGGAAGCCATATAAATTCTGAAACTTTATACATCACCATGTCTTTAAATGACCCAAAATATTTTGGTACACCACTAGGATTAATAATTTTAGCTAAACCATAAGCGTCTGTAGGTGATTGTGAGGCAGGTGTGCCAGTTAACATCCAAACCCATGTATGAGGTTTTATTATAGAATTTAGTATCTTCCATCGTTTAGTAGTAACCGTTTTATAAGCGTTAGCTTCATCAACAACTACTAGATCAAATTCGTTTTCGTTTACTGCATCTCGTATAATTTGTAGTCCATCATAATTACAAATCACAAACTCAACATCAGAATTAACCACGTCAATTCTTTTTTCTCGTGAATAACTGTGCGCTATACCCACTGTTCTATGAACGGCAAATTTAAATAAATCAGCTTGCCAAGCCGACTGCATAATAGATAAAGGACATAGCACCAGAACCTTTTTTATACGTCCTAGTTTCATTAAGTAATCGGCTGCCCATATTACACTTGCAGTTTTACCTGTGCCTTGTTCGTTAAATACAAAAGCTCGGCGATTTAAAGTAAGAAAGGATGATGTTTCTTTTTGATGTTCAAATGGTTTATATCTCCCACCCCATTTGTATTTAGAATATATTGGACTTGGTACGTTCTTTATATTTAAGTTTTTTAAAACTTGAGCCTCTTCTAAACCCCAGTTAACAACAACTTCATGGGAAGAGACAGATTTACTTTTGGGTATTACTGTAGTAATTTTTTCCGGCTGACGTACCTTCAGCAGTAAAGCTTTGTCTTCGATAATTTGCATATACTCTCCTTTTTAAAACACGTTTAATACACGTACAGACCAAAGTAACGTTTTAAATTTTTTACTTAGTCAGTCTTTATTCTACTACTTTTTTTTATAATTTCTACTTCTATTTTTCTTTTTTGATTCTATTGTGTATCCGTCTTTGTTAGTACCCCCTCTACTCAACGGTTTTTTATGAGATACATCTTTCCCTTCTCTAACATCTGCTTTACCGTTTTTATTTTTATCGGGTTTTGTTTTATCTAATTTTCTACGGGCACGTTGCCGCTCCATTCTATTTTTATGCTCCCCACGTTCTTTTTGTTGCTTATATTCTTTTTTGTAGGGTCGTTTTTTATTTACATAAGGCATTTTTAATCTCCTCTACCATTATGAGGACAACTTAACACTGCACAATAATTTTTACAAGTAAAATTTGGTTTAGCGTTCCAGACATTAGATTTTATAGAATCTTCTAAATATTTAGTGTTATCTAACCAATACTGCCAATTAATCTCTTGATCCTCTTTTTTGTAGTTTGCTTTGATAAAGTCTTTTGATATAACAAATAATAACCCGGCTTTAACTTTTTTTATTTTAGGGAAATGCTTAAACATAGCTAAAGATAAAATCTCCAATTGTTTAATATCTGCGTATCTACTACTTTTACCGGTCTTGTAGTCCACCAAATAAGCTTTACTGTCACTTAAAATTATAAGGTCAGCAATACCTCTCCACCAAACGTTGTCATCAAAAAACCCACAAGGGTCTAAATCTTTAGTCAATCCCATACGGTACTCACATAACTTATCTCCGTCTATATGTCGTAATTTATCTAACATACCTCCTATATACGTTAACTCTTCTGGTAATTTTTTATTATCCTTAACGTAAACCTCGGCTGCTTCGTGAACTCTATTACCAAAAACTAAAGCCGTGCTCATAGGCTCTTTAACATCTTTTACTACTTTTAAATGGTAATATTTTTTTGGGCATTGTTTAAATAAACTCAACGCTGAATAAGACCATGTATAGTTTTTAAGTGTCCCCATAATTTTTACCTACACCTGACTCACAATCTAAAGGCAGGTCTTTGCACCAACTAGGTCTCCATTTCATACAGGTTTCAATAAATTTTACTCCTTCTTCTGCTTCTGTTTCCTTGACTATACAAGCAACAGCATCATGAACCGTTAATACAACTTTATATCTATTTGATATTCGTGCCATTTGTTCAGCAATGATACATCTAGCTAAAGCCTGACATATATTCTCTATAAGTTTACCACCATAAATTGTAGTAGTGTCTCTGGTCTTGTAAGAGTATTGACGTTTATAAATACCACCACCCTCGTTATCGCCAAATAAATAACGTTCAAACACGGAAAGATTTTTATACCTTTGCCATAAACCATTTGGTAATTGAAATCCTTCTTCGATTGGATTAAAAAATAATACGCCTTTCTTACCCAAAGTATTACCTGTCTTATTTAATATACTTTCTAAACATCTATCAGCTTGCTTCCATAAATTTTCTATTTGCGTATACGTGTTTCTATAAGTTTTAACAATGTGTTTAGATTCTTCTTCGGATACCTCCACTCCGAATGTCCTTAACTGATCTTGAAATCTAATTGCTCCCATACCATACCCACAGCCCAAAATTGTAGTCTTTCCCACAAACCTTTCCTGCTTAGTAATATCTTCTATTTCTTTTTTATATATAGCACTTGCCATGATCTTGTAAACATCTTCTCCTTTTGCGAACGCTTCAACTAAATCATGTTGTTCAGATAACCAAGCTAGAACTCTTGCTTCAATTTGTGAAGAGTCTGCGTCTATAATTACATAACCATCAATAGGTTTAATTGATTGCTTTAGTTTATTTCCATCTAAACCACGAGAAGGTAAATTTTGTAAATTAACTTTGTCATCTCCTCCCCATCTCCCTGTATGCGCTGCATAATATCTCAAGGGAACTGGCATCAATCCACGGTTAGCTATATCAATAAACCGTTGGGTTCTTGTTTCTTCTAAAGTAGTTTTGTTACCTAAACGTGCAGCGACCAAATCTCGTATTCTCTCGTTTTCATGTTTAGCTAATTTTCTAAAGTCCTCATCAGTTTTTGCAAACGCCCAAGCTTCATTGCCTGTGCGTAAGGATATTTTTGTTGGGGGGTCTATAGCTTCAACTTTCAGTAACTCAGCAAACTTATCGTTACTCATTAGATCTTCTTTACAGACATTTGCTTTTTTTAATAGCTGTTGTTTCCTTTCTATAGTCTCCTGTAAATGACTTGTCAGAAGAGGAACATCTAACTGAAGACCCGGCTCGGTAAACATCTTTAATGTTATATCTATAATTTTTAACTCTTTTGTGGGGAAATCAATAAGCAATTTTTCAAATAAATCATATGTAAGTTGTACGTCATTGCGACAGTACTTTGCATATTGCTCTAATTCAGATGAGGTAAAGTCTAATCTACGCTTACCCAAAGCGTCTTGTACTTCTAAACCTTTTTCTCCAAGATTATATTTCTTAGATAAATTCGCAAGGCTAACAGATTCAAATACACCATTAACTGCTCTTGCCATACATAACGTATCTGCTAATTTATAAGGGTGTATATTAAAATACCAAGACAGTATAGCTCCATCAAACATGGTGTTATGTGCCAACACCAAAGCATTACCCCAATTAAATTGAGATAGCCAATCTTTTGTTTCTTGTTTAGTACCAGAGAACCATTGAGAATCTTCTTCGTTAACTTTTAATGCAACGCCGATAACTTCAAATCTATCGTCACGTATATATTCTTCTGTAGTTAACTTAGATAAACTAAACTTCTTGTCATAATAAGTTTCAAAATCAATCGTTATCAACATTACTTATTTCGTCTAATAATGTTTTAAACATCTGGCCCTTAACTATAAATTTTTCTCTAGCATCTTGTGGATTCTTAGTTATCACAAATAAATCTTTACCAATTAAATGTTCAGTGACTCTACTGTGAATTGTGCTAGGTGAAGCGATCTCGTGTTGTTTCATTAAATCCGTTACCCTAATAGAATCCCCATTATTCCAACAAGTATTTGCATACGAGATAAGTTTTAAATCAACTAAATTTAGTTTGTATTTTTTAGTTAATGTCAATAATTTGTCAAACTGAATGTCTTGTTTCATCATGAAGAACTCTCGTCTCTAATTACAGAATAAAAATAAGTTGGTTTTTTTGAATTACCTCTTATTTCCGTAAACCTTACCTCAATCAATTTATGTTCCAAAAGTATAGGTAAGTATCTCCGTATACTTCTTATGCTAAGTTTTAGCCGACTAGATAATTGCTTTACAGATAAAACATAATTTCTTTCTAAACATCTATAAAGTTGTACTTGTCTACAAGTATGTTTTCTTCTCAAAGCGAACGCCCCCCTAAAATTTGACAAGTTGTTAACATCGTCTCAACCATATCTATATTTTTTTCATTAATAATTAGAGTAAGTCCATTATTTCTGTTAATTTCCCTAAGATTTTTTTCTTGGAGTGCAGTTGGTTTATTATTTCCGGCTTTACACTCGATACCAAAAAACTGCCCTTTATAACACCCAACAATATCAGGCACACCACTTCTACCATAACCACCTGTCATAGGATAAAAGTAGTATGCTTTGTGTCGTTTTAAAATCTCTACGACTTTGTTTTTAACTTTCTTCTCAGGTGTCATTACCATGACCCTTTTCTTATGATGTCTTTTCGTTCTTCGTCTTTCATCTTAACTAATTGAGTTATTGACATACCAAGAGATAAACCTCTTTGTTTTAAAATTGTTTTTATGTCATCTAAAGACTTCTTCCCTATCGACGGTATATGTAATATTTCATTTTCAGTGCGTTGGACTAAATCAAGAATTGTATAAATACCCTCTCCGTGTAAAGTGTCTATGTTAGCGTCTCGCATAAATGTATCAGCTATTGGTCTTGAAAGCACAGGATCGTATTTTAAAGTTGATTCTCTTCGTTGTTTCATGCTATCTACTATATGTGTATGGAAATTATCAATAATTTCATTAAGCAAAGGGTCTATTAAAATTTTAGTTTCAAAAGTAAATCTATGCTTAAAGATAACTTTTTCAATTTCTTCGATAGATATTTTGTTAATATTTGGTACACACTCTAATAGTTGCTTTGATGTAAATTGCACTAAGTCTGCGATGTAAAAAATACCATATGCTTTTAACGAATTGTTTATTCTATTTGATAAACCTAAACTATCTATTGGCATCAGATAATGACCTACAGGTCTATTCGATTCTTTGTAAATTTTCTCTCGTAATTTCTTTTTTTTACCCATAGCCATAACCACCCCCTATTTTTCTAAGTGTTCAATCAAGTACGACAACGTGTGGTGTGCTTTTTTAATATCTTGTAGTCCACCCTTACCCTCTACATCTTTAACATTCACCCTTGCCAAATATTTAATTGAAGTGCCTAACAAAAACCCTTTAAATTGAGTGGGTGACAACCATTTCTCTAAAACTTCCCAAGGTTCTGCGCCCATATCTTTGTAATGAGTCCCACCAATCTGTACCTCTTTTGCACCAGAATCTTTTTTAAAAATCATTTTCCCTCCTAAAAATTAAAGTCTGCTATATTACCTTCAAATACGTGTGTACCAACATGTTTCAATTCAACATCTAAATCAACAAAAACTTCTCCACCATGTTTGTTCCAGAGATCACAAAAATGATAGTCTTCAGACAACAATGCCCCTGTCTCATCAATACTTGTGTCAAAGAACTGTTTAGTCAATGGTTTTAAAAAGTCTCCTCTACTATCTTTTTTAGTGCATGTACGGTAAGTGGGTACATGATTAGAAAGCCTCTCAAACACTTTTCTTTTCACTAACATAAACCCAGTGCCTGCATGCCGAACTTTTACTAGACCTTTACTGTTCTTTTTAATAGTGTTAACACCATGAGGAAAGTTAATTACATAGTCTCCTGCAAAGCTTTTTATATTTTTAATACCTCTATTAGCTGCAGTTTGTAGTGCGTTCCAATTTATAACTTTCTTAGGATACAGACCACCTACAACATCCTCATCATGCTCTACTAATTTGTATACTGCTTCTGCAGAAAACTGCATATCTGCATCTATGAACATAATGTGTGTGCATTTTGAATCTTCTAAAAACATACGTACAAGTTCGTTTCTTGCTCTAGTGATTAATGACTCATTCGTGATGTTCGCTAAGTAAGTTTCACAATTGTTAACACTTAGGTTATTAATCGTATTAATAATAGATATTGTATATTGACCTGTGCACTGTCCACTATACATGGGTGTAGCTATCAGCACAGAAGGAAGTGATTTAGGGCTTGATATATTTAAGTGTGAACTACCCTCTTCAATATTAAATGTTTTTAAATTTTTAAGCTCTAAATCTTTCATATTACTTTGCCTCCTCATCCCAATTAAAAAGCATACACTTAGCAGATAACCACTCACGGGTTTGCATATAGGCGTATTCACTTTTACCTTGAATATACCCATCTTCTTTCCCAATCATATAGGCATCTTTCCAAACACTTTTCATACGTTCTGCTAGTTCTTCTTGAGTGAATCCAGTAATGAACCAGTATAAAAGTATACCTAAACAAAAAGCTAAAATTTTATCCATTGTTTCTTTTCCTTGATAATATTGAAGGGTCTATATCGGGAAGTGGGGGTGTCAAACGGTACTTATAAACTCTGTACCTTTTTTCGTTAATATGAGACTCTTTATCTAAGAACCCCTCCCTGTGTAGACTACATAATAATTCTCTAACATAAGATGAATCACTTTTAATACTGTCAGCAACTTGAGGTGCGTCATAGTATTCATTAGGGTGTTCTTCAAAAAAATCAGCTATCTTATCTTTAGTGCTTAATTTCTTCTTTTCTTTCTGCATAATCTTAGCCTCACTTGGTGATATGTGTACATGAAAAATATTTTTAGTTAGTCTTCTACCAACACCATATAACTCTTTGTTACTATTCCACATACACAATAAACTTAATTTTTCTTCTAAGAGAGTAGGAGTAGGAGGAGTGGACAAAGAAAGCGAGTGTTGTAAAGAATAAAAAATACCCTTACTAAAAAAATCATCTAAATATTCAAACCTAAATTTGTAGTAAAATTTACTATTATTTTTCATAAATAAATCCTATCATCTGACAACTCTTTCTGTCAACAAATACGTATCGCTAGAAGGATGCCAAAATCCAACCCCCTCCATCATTACTACGTGATCTGATTCTGGACGTGTCATAGCTAATAAAGATACTAAAGAGTTGACGTTCGTGCTCATAGAATCAATATCTGAGTAAAAAAGCACGGACTCGTGGGCGTTTATAATTTCAGAATCTTCTGAACTAAACTTACCCTGAAGACCGGGACAAAAAACGTCTGTTAGAAAAGTAATATACTTATCGTCTATCTTTTTGCTAGTTGCGCTCCAATTTAATCCCATCTTACTAATAAGCGCATACGCACCATCAGGGTATCCTACAACTTCAGGCACTTTAAAAATAAGATGTATATTAACTAAACAATTTGACTGTTTTTTATATTTTGCATATTTTGGTAAAGACTTAGTTTCAACCTCTTGGAGTAAAGACGATGTAAAATTACAAGAATCATTTTTCCCTAAACCAAGTTTATCTTTGATATCAAGAACTGCCTCACATAAAACCATTGTATTTTTAACAGACACTGCAGAACATTCAAAACTGTCTGTTAAAGTTCTTTGATATTCAGAAAGAGAATACCTTGCCCTCTCCTCACAATGTGCAGCAAACTTACTAGCTATCCTTGAGTAGTTTTGATCGCCAATAAATTTTATAAACTCAACAGCTTTTTTAATCACTTTATCCCTTAGTGTTGTCGACATCACTACATCTCTAGGTTTTTTCTGACTACTCAGACTATCTTTAAATTGCCTCACCCAATAGGTATCTAAATTGTAAACATCTGTTTCTTCTATAGTCCAATGAGGGACCTTACGAACTCCACCAGATTTAACCAACAAGGGATCGTAAAAGTCTACGATGTTATGTGTTAATTTTATTACAAACATTTGGTAGGGAATAGGATCATATCGAGAGCCTAGAATATCTAAAACATCTTTACTTACTGAATTTATTTTACTCGATAAGGTTATATGCACGTTTTCGCTGTTAGTAAAAGAATCTAGTGGTGCTCCCGGCTTCCAATTATTTCCTCCAATTTTTATATGTAATTCACAAGTACCATGAGAAGCTTTATCTATCGCTACCTGTAGATCTGATAACCACTTACTAAAACAGTCACACTCCCTAGATTCAGCAGGGTATTTTACAAGGTTGTTGTCATCAAAGAAATTATAATTATATAAATCATATTTAGTTGTACAAAGTTTCGTTCTCATTTTACTCTCCTTTTTTAGTTATCTTTCTTTCTTTTTAATCGTGTTGCATAAGTACGTTATGAACTGACTATAATTTAAATCTAACCCCAACAACTTTTCTACAATAAGTTTCTTTTCATCAATTAAATCTCTTACTTCTTTTCTAATTAAAAGTGCTTTATATTTTTTATCCATTTGTTTCTCCTTTAGTTTGTGTTTTAACCACCGTATAAATTAAATCAACAACTTCTCTGTATTCAGCTTGTGAATACTTTGAAACATTAATTTCCTTTAACAACCGAACAAGTTTTTCAACGTCTACTTCACTCATCACTCTCCCCCTATCAAACGAACTTCTCCAGATTGCTCATAGCCACTAGCACCTGTGCTAGAAACTTCAATGTCGCACAGCCAGAAATTGTCAATGCCCTCGTCTTCCCTACCTTGTTCAATGACCCTGATAGGCAATGACTTGTCATCTATCAACTCCAAGACATCTATCAAATCCTGAACTGTTCCACTAGTAAAGAGTTTTTCTTTTGCACAACAAAAATTAGATTTATTTTCACTCATCACTCTCCTCCCACGTCAGGTAAATTATCAAACTTCTGTTCTGCCTTTGCTATAATGTACCCATCAATATGTTGTTGGGTATCTGGGTGAATTTCAATAACAGACTTAAGTTGCTTTAGCGTCATGTTATCAACTTCCTCGATTGCTTCGGCATAACATCTCTCTTTTAAAACCACGTTAGCTTCATTACTCATTAGCGTTCTCCTCATTTCGTTAAAATCACTCATCATTGCCCCCTTTCTATTTCTCTTAGTCTTTGGTTATGTATTTCTTGATAGTCGTAGTCGTCCTTATTTTCTTCGCTAACTACAAACGGTTCATTATTGTTTGACATGGTAAGGATGTATATACTGTCCTCTAACTTAAATGACTTACCAGAATCCAACTGCTTTGTAACATCTGCAAACTCGCTTTCGGTAAACCAGTAGAACAATTTACTATCTAATACTGCATGCTCATCAAAAAACCAATGTCCTAGTTCCTTGTTATCAGGATGTACTCCCACGTCTACATTCAAACGTGCTCCATCTACAAGTACTATTGCAGCTTCAGTTCTTACTTTCATTTGTTTACTCCTCCTCTGCTTGTAGGTTTGTTTTCATTAGTCCTCTCATTGTTTCTCCTAGTTAACGTCTACATGAACACTTGTACCTACGTTTGCAGTGATACCCTTTTGTGTGATACCCCAAAACACAGGACAATCCCATTTACCCCAACTCCCTACAGCACCATCAGTCAACACCACAACAGCTTCTGGGTTGATCTTTTTCTCTTTAAGAAACGCAGGAATACACCTTGGGTCCGTGCCACCACCACCTCGTGGTTTAGTAGAGGAAATAATATTCTCTAGCTCATGCTGTTCATACACCTCAACAGGGTCATTAACAACAGTATCCCAATAAGCAATATAAACCTTACTTGGTTTTGTATCTTTACAAATCTTAGCTAATGTCCCAAGCATAGCCTGTGTTTCTTGAGTCCCAATAGAACCAGACCTATCTATGGCAAGAACTAAGTCCCCGGCTGACTCACTAACTATTGACGGTAGGTAAATGTCTTGATGTATCCACCTACGGTTTGGTCTGCGCCATGAAGATACTTCTCTATCAGAGTTAGTATTAGTAAGAAAAGATCGTAACAATTCTTTCCAATCTATCTTAGACTCTAATATCTTATCTATACTAGTTAATGTGTTACCACCCGTACGTTTTGAATACATCTTACCTTGACGTAAAGATGTTCTAATTTGCTCCCTCATCTTTTTTGACTTGGTTTCATCTTTCGCCATCTCTTGCGCTTTGTCCCACATGTGCTCATCAAGTGTCTGCCCCTCATTGCTATCTCCCTCTTGTTGCACTTTTTGTTTAGAGTTATCACCAGAGGTTTGTCCATTACCATTCTCCTTTCCTTTATCTACCTGTTTATATAAATCATCAAATATTGACTTGGTATCTAGAATAACCCCATTAACCCTATACTTGTCGTCACATAAAGCTCCTTTGATTGGTACAAGAAAGGTTTGAGTGGGATCAATCTCATACTTAATCGTAAGATTATTCCAATGATCCATTGCCTTATTTGCACACAGGGGATGTTTCTTACGTAATGACTGCCACACAACAAGATGGTTTGGTATGATGTGCATAAGCTCATGCACAATAAGGAATCTACGTTGTCCTTCGATAAGACTTTCGTAATAACCTTCATTTATCCAAACGTTGTAACCATCCGTACAACCTGTTGGTGTTAGATCGTTAGTTAGATAGAACGGTATCGTATGAATCAGCACTGAAAAACTACTCGTAGTCTTATGACCACACAATGCCATCTTATCTCGTACTAACTTTTCTTTTGTGTTTAACGTTCGCATATTCTCTCCTTATTAAAGATTAAATTTATTTAAAACGTCATCAATATTTTTCTTTACAGCACGTCTTGAGTGGTCATCTTCCTTCAACTGTTGTGCGTCAAAGTTAGATACAGCTTTCCGTGTATCATTAAGTAACTCAGTAATGCGTGGGTCATCAATGATATTCAAGTCATGCCCTGTATCACAAAGATCCGTGATATTAGTGATGATAGTTGAGTTAAAATCCTTGTGGTATTTAACATCAGTCTTGGTGATTTTAGGAGAATCTAAATCCTCAAACCTCTCACTAGCTTTACTCAAGGCATCTTTGATCTTGTCACAAAACCTTGTCATGGAATCATACAACTGATCCTCTAACACTTTGTTTTGTTTAGCCTGTATATCTCTAAGCACTTCATCAGCAACGGTAACTTTGAAATCACCATCAGGCACTTGAAGGATATCATTACGAAAATAAAATCTATCTCGCAAACCAACGCTATTTGGATAGTCATCTTCTGTAATCATATCTACCCATTCTCCTTTTGAATGTCGTCTCCAATAGTCCATAGACGCATGAATCGAAGCAACATAGTTATGTGGATCAAGAAACATGTCAACTGTACGACTAAACTTCTCCTCAAGACTGTTCATCTCCGACATAAAAGAGTCAAACTTATTCATGGTAAGTAAACGTTGTCCATGACCCCAATAGTTAGTATGCTTATTTACAAATGATCGAGCATCACTATCAACTCTCGTAATCGCTTTGAAGTTCGCATCATTGACAAACAAATTAGCCTTCATCAGAAAGCCATCAGCCGAAGTGATTTTATTTTTCTCCCTATCACAAGACTTCTTACCATCCCACTTAGATATACCAAAGCGCACAATAACACAACGCCTAAACAAATTAGTTACTGAATTAGCAATTTTACTTTTAGATAGTTCCATCTTTCTCTCCTTTTAAAATGTAAAATACTTCTTAAGCAAACATCCACTTCATTTTTGCTGCACGTTCCATCCATCTCTTACAATCTTGACCAACCATCCTTCTCTCCTTAGAGCTACGAAGAACTGATCTGTACCAAACACCCTCGAACTCACTACCAAGACGTTCAAAGTATGTGACTAGACTATCTATGTTGTCATCACTCATTAGTGTTAATGCCTTTGACACCAACATAAACTTAACCATCACACCATCTGCATCATTTGTAGGTAAAGGCGCTGTATCAGGATTGGTTATCACCTCTTTCCACGAAGGCATCTTGTTAGAGAACTTTAATATTGCCATCAAAGATTCTGTAGCATACGAACCAAAAGCACCCTTAAGCATACTCTTAAGCACATGTTCTTTCACTCGCTCTCTTTTCTTGACGATCTTACTCGCAAGTTCTAGTGTGAATGGACATACAAATGCTTCCACACTTGGCTCTCGTGCTGGATTAAAGATTGCTCGATTGTCACTACCAGATGTGTATGAATCCAAGAAATGAGGATTCTCTTTGATAAGCAAAATAATTTCTGGAGCAATGTCATTATCAATCGCCCAAGCTATCCAACCATCTGGCTCAATATCACCAGTAGGTGAAATTCCAGCAGTAGGTTTTTTAACATGCACCCTAACTGTACGTCTTTTGATAAACGGTTGAGGTTTATCTCCACACCCATCAGTCTCAAGGTTAGATGCACAAAATAATATAGAACCCTCTGGTGCTATCCAATCATTAAGCCTTTTCTCTTGAAGAAATGATGCAACTCCATTGAGCACAGGTTTAGATGATTTGTATATCTCATCAAACATAGCAACAAGTTTTTTACCCTTGAACTGTGTACCAAAGTCAGCATTAGGTACAAACCTACTTACTGTAACACCATTGATCTCAGTCACACTTGGCAATGCAAGATCGCCAACGTCCATACGTCCCATGTCAAAGATGTGATAGTGGTAATCAGCAGTGCCAAGAACCTTTTTAAGTATGTTCATAACTGCCGTCTTACCAATTCCGGGTTCTCCAATACCCAAAATAGTCATATCTGAACCATAAGTTAAGATAGCATCAGCAAAATCATTTACTGACATATCTCCCATATCTCCTGCGTAATTGTCTGTCGACATAATACTCTCCTTTTAAAATTAAAATAACGTATATACTAGGTATACACGACAACAACTTGTTATACATACATAATATGTATATATTTTTACATTGTCAACTTCTCACACCTCCTTTCTGTTTTTTAATTTTTTAGCCCAATAAGTGTTGGACCATCTCAATTTTAGGTTAACCCAATTCATGGTATGTTTTGCGTCACAACTTTTTACCGTATCTTTAAAGGTTTCTTTCCAGTTTTTTTCTTTCACTTACACCTCCTCTCCTAAAATCTATCAAAGTAATTTAAATTCAAACCATGACACCAATAGACGTAGTCCAACCATATACACGCTAATGTGGTGTAGATAATTAACTTGGTCATTTCACTTCTCCCATTTAATTTCGTATTTGTTCCAGTCAAACCCAACTTCTAAATTGTTTACGTTAAAGGTATCATCTATACAATCAGCATCTACAGTATCTTTAATTTCATTCCAATTTAAAATATCTCTGTGGTACAAGTAATTAAGTCCTTTTGCAATATCATCTAAATAAATTACACCTTTCTTACTTAAAGTGTCTAGTTGTGTAGGACTTGTTATGTCTATAAATTGATAATTCTTTTTAACAAATTTACTTCGGCTCATAACTAGTGTAATTTTTTCATCGTTCATTATCACTCCTCCTCATTTAAATAATCTGATATCTGCTTGGCAAACTCTGCCCGACCCTCGTAGATAGCTTCTGAACCATCGGTAACTTCTTCCGTAGCTTCCTCAGAATCAGCTATTGCCTGTTCACAAGCATCTTGTATTGCATTTAACTTACCATTCGCATGGCACAATGCCATCTCTAACTCTGTGACTTTTTCCTCTAATACTCTGGTCTTACTCTTCATTGTCGTTCTCCTCACCCATTTGCTAATTCCCTATCATGCCTAATATCTTCCAAGTCGATATCATCTGTGAAATCATGATCGTAGTTCTCTCTGATTTTTTCTGCCCACACAACATCAGCTTGGTCGAATGACGACCATACCCATTCATCATCTTCGCCCCAACCACTAAGCCTGTTATAGAAACTATGTTGCTCGTTGTGGAACTCAATCAGAAACTGAAGATAATCCAAGGCATCTTCCTTAGTATCATCAATCGTGTTGAACGGCACTTCTTCTGTATCATCAGGTGTGTGCATACGAGTGCCGTCAAAGTTTGTTTTTTGTTCAGCAAGCATAGTGCGAACCTGATACCCATTCTTGTCATACAACTCCCAACCATACAAACCCATTGGCTTGTCTGTTGATATAACATCATTAGTCTTAATCATTACAAATAGGTCGTTGCCATTATCATCAACGACATCAGCAGTTTCTCGCATGGCTACTAAACCACTCACTACTCGAATAACGTATGGGTTAGGACAATTCTCATTTACTAAGAATTGTCCCTCGATAGTCTGCCCTTCACAGGCACATGGTAAATTTTTCTTAGTCATTTTTCACTCCTCCTCAATGTTATGTATCTCGTCTTCTGTTACATTGATGTTGGGGTACTCATCATTAAACTGTTCAATGACTTTTTGTTTATATTCCTCAACATTTTTAGCTTTATGATTGTTGCCAACAAAAGTTAGCCTTACCTCGCAAATAAAGGTTTTCATGTCACTCCTCCTCATTTCATCTAAAAACTGATCCTCTAACACTTTCCACCAGTCCTTAGATTCTTCAGCAAATGTCGGAGAGTCCATAATATCTCTCACTCTCTCCCTATCAACAGAATCTCCACCACCCCAAGTGAAATGATCTGAATTGAGTTCATTAATTGATTTTAAATAAATGAGAGTTGCTACTCTGATCTGGGGTTTGGTACGGTTGTTTTCTGGGTAAATACCATCTTCCCCATAAAAATCATAAACATAATTTACAAATTCGATAAACTCTGCATCCATTGATGACGTAGGAGTCTGACTCCTACACAAACCTTGCTCACTCATTGTCGTTCTCCTTTTTCTTATCAGTCTTCGTAAAAACTTCTACTTTCCATTCCCAATCTTGAAGACCTTTAGCTTTATCTTCGTTATCAGTAATCTCTTTATGTCTAGTTGAAACAATTCTGAAATTACTTTCATCTACAAATTTATGGTCTGTGCCATCATGAAAATAATCTAAACTTGCTTCTTTGTCATAGCCTGTTTCATAGCTAACGTGTATTGCTTTATTATCTTCGCTCATTATTTTTCTCCTTATTTATCTCAAGATTGATAACAAAGTCCGTAGCAAGATTGCTCGCTTTCATCTCTCGGTGTTTGCGTTCATGTTCAAGAAGCCACGCTAAATGTTGTTTACCAACACCTTGATCTATATACCCACAATATTTAATAAAAAATTCCCATAATCTAAAATCATCACTCATTTTCACTCCTCCCATTTAATTTCGTATTTACTCCAATCGAAAGCAACTTCACAACCACCAAAGCCATCATCGACACTCATTTCCCCATCTCCTACACCACAAGGGTCAATACAATCTTTATCGATTGTGTGCTTGATTTGATCCCAGTTAACAATGTCGGAATCAGTAAGGTAGTTATAGTTTTCGGCAACTTCTGTTAAATCAACATACCCCTGATCTACTAATAATTGCTCAACGTCCATGTGATCTCGATTGTTACTAACGAAAGCACTTCTGCTCATGACGAGTGTAATTTTTTTATCGCTCATTTCAATCTCCTTATTTAATTAAAAATTCCCATCAGCTACTTGGTGGCATATCAACCCATGCTTACGCCACATGTCTACAACTTTTTGACGATCATCAAGAACCATAAACACGTTGTAGTGAGGTTTGATTCGGTTTAAATAAATCTCCTCTTTAACAATGTGGTCGGCTCGATAATCTCCCTCTGGTCGCATCAATAAACCTAGGCACTCCCAGTCTTGTATATCTTTCACGTATTTTATGCGTTGTTCATCTAACACAGAATTTTTAACTAAAAGATAAACCCACGAAGCTAACCACTCCTCGGTATCTTTTCTGTACTTTTCTGGTCTAGCAGATACAAAAATCAAACCATACGTAGCTCTTGTAAGTGCTTCCAACACAGCCACAGTTGTTTTAATAGCGTCATCCTTGTATTGCTCGGCATAGAAAGACTTGAAATCTTTTTTCTTACCTGTAACATGATGTCGCCTGTGTTCACAGTCGGCTATTGTGCCGTCAATATCACAAAGGACTACTTCTGGTTTCTCTATTTTCATTTGAACCCCCATTTCCGTAGTTGCTTATCGCTCTCCTTTGTCGTGCGTTCTCCCCATTTCTTGCAATATGGTACAACTTGTCCATCATGGAAGATAACCCCAAGTCCTTGACGTATGAGAGATCGTATTTTATTGAGCGTCTTTTTCTTACGCTTGTAAGAGTTACTCATTGTCGTTCTCCTCTATATTTCTGTTTATACATAGCTCTCTCCTCTTCAGTAGGGAAATACACCTCATCAAAATAATAAACCTTCTCTACTTTCCATTTCTTTTCCATCAACATAATAATGTTAGCCATGAAATCCCAGTATTTATCTATTACTCTTTCTCGTAATTTTTTACTAGGGTTCGGGTCGATACTACCCATTTCAACAGCAAGATTTACCATGTCGTCATCATAATAAGGAAGATTTAAATTAAGTCCAGACAACCATTCAGCGATTGCCTTTTGCTTACCGACTCTCTCAATCATAAAACCATATTCATCATAAAACCTACTTACAATGTAATTGACTTTATCGGTTTCGTTTGTGATAGGTTTTTTATCTCTATCAACTTCAACACATCCGAGAATGTAACGAATGTAATTTTGCTTGTACTCGTTCGGCTTTAACTTCATTTATTTCTCCCCAATGGTTTGAAAGTAACTATCATACAACCCAGCTTGTTCCATGATGCTAAGTTGCCCCCATGATTGTTGGCATGTGATACCAAAATCAAAATTAAAATCAAAGTAATCATTCTCCATTACGCTCTCCTTATTTTTTATGAACAGTTTTTAAATCATTAACATTTGTGATAAGTTGTGGCGCTCCCTTGTTGTAAGCACACGCAACCGTACGGGTAGGAGGTACAAAACATGCAGGGCAATAATGATGCCCTGCGTTCCACCTACGTTTTGTGATATGTCTACCACACCCACACCTACGCATGAGATATTCTGACAACACCAATCTTGTTCATCTCATGTGGAAAATTTACATCTGGTATTAACACCACACGTCTGGACTTGATAAACGGCACGTTGCCATCATGCGTTGTCGTACCACGTTTTCTAGTTACTACAACAGGACGTTTAGGAATGGTTTGTTTCGCAAGTGCTTTTAATTCAGCAACCTGTTCGTTTGACAATAAATCTCGTAAACACATATGACTCTCCTTAAAGTTAAAATAAACAAATTGACACCAACAGGGTGTCGATAAACACTTGATAACGTATATACTAGGTATACACACAAATGCTTATCGCCACCCTGTTTTCAAAATGGCTAGTTCCTCTGCTATTTTCTCGCAGTTCATGGTTTTGAGGTTAGGAACAAAAGACGTCAAGATGCTGTAGTGCCAACACGACACACTCACCAAAACAAATCGTGCTACAACATAAAGACATACGGAGGTACTCACAACGCACTACAAACAAAGGGAGGAGTTCCGATACAGCACTGCAAAATCCTACACCCAGAACCAAACCAGCAAACAAACGCTCCAGAGACTAAAGAACCTAAGTTATTAAGAAAGATTACAAAGAGTGAGTGGGTATCTACCAGAATCCACATGTGTGATTAAGCATCAGAACCGTGCCTGTATGAATACAGGAACGTTGCCCCTACTCCGTACCTAGCGTATATACTAGGTATATACGCCAAGGCGTTTCCAAATTTTTAAAGAACGAACAGCGTATATACTAGGTATATACGCTAAAAACTACTTTACCAAATAATACTTCGTATTATATCATATATACATGATAATGTCAAGTGAGCTAAGACCGAGAAACGTATAATTTATATATGATATGTTTTGATGATTTTTTTTGTGGTTTTTGTTTTGGGGTGTTATTTTATATGATATGAATGGTGTTTTGTCCATATTTGTTCCAAGCGTTCCACATTTGTTCCACCTTGGGGAACGTATGAAAATCTAATTAGATCAAGGGCTTAAACGTGGTAATGACATCTTGTTCCAGCGTTCCACAATAATACAAACCTGCCCAGAGGTTCAAAAGAAGATCACCTCCCACCTCTCTATAAATTATAATTTCCCAGACCCTTTGTATATATTTTATAACTTTTACAATAATAATAATAATAATAGAAAGAAACCCCTTTAAAATCAAAAACTTAGGTGCGAAAAAGTCCGTTCCACCTTCTGGAACGCAACGTAAAATTGTCAACCAGATCAAGTACTTAGAGCGTTCCACCTTCTGGAACATTGTGGAACGGCTGGAACAAGTGTGTAATGTATATATGATATCGTATATACCTAGTATATACGCTTTTTGTTGCCGACCCGTCCACCCGTCCACCCGTCCACCCGTCCACCCGTCCTCCTTTTTAAATTTAATATATGCTATACAAACAATTCCGTATATACCTAGTATATACGCCTACTCGTTGCCGACCTGCCGACCTCCTGAAACCAGTTCTGAGCGAGTGTGGTAAAATGCGAAGCATCACACGAGCGAAGCCTCGCCCTCCCTTTTGACACCAGTTCTCAAAAAAAGCCCAGATTTCTCTGGGCAAAAAAAAGCCCAGATTTCTCTGGGCAAAAAAAAGACCGGCTATGCCGGTCTAAATTAAAGCGTTAATAGACTTAGAAAAAAAGCGATAATTAAAGTTATCGGAAAAATAAGAATCCCAAAATTACTTTTAAAAGAATTTATTTTTCTTTTAATTTTTCTGTAAGTTTCAATTACCCTTTGTTCTTCTTCTTCTTCTAATCGCTCGTAACGTATGCGTTCTATATCAACTAAAGAAATTGCGAGACTCCGTTTTGAAATTGCTTTCACGTTTCTTCCTTCGTAACCTTCTTCATTGCATAGTCTAATATATCTACTAGCAAGGTTTTCAAACGACCAATTTTTTACATAACTGTCGATTTTAGATTCCATGTTGCCAAAAAGTTGTCCTTTAAAATACATATCTACTCCCTAGTTTGTTAAAAAAATGGTGCGTATATACTAGGTATATACGCACCGAGAAAGGCAATTAAATTGATGGAGCAGGTAAAACCTTAGTGAGTATTTTTATTCCGTGCTCACTAACTGCCCTACATTCCTTCTTTAGCCCTTTTTTCTTAAGCATTTTCTCAAGAATTTCTAAGCCTATATCGTCCAGTAGTTGCCCGATACCCTTCTTACCAGCGTTAATAATATCCTCTTCAGATACTTTAACCATGGTAAAGATCTCTTTAGCGCCAGATTTAGCTTTAGCACTAGATTTCTCCGGAATTTTGAAGGAAAACTTTGCTTTATCCTTCGTATTCACCATAAAAGCGATTCTACTAACAACTTGTTTAGCATAAGAAAAAGCCATCGTTTCTTGATGCTCCACTAATTCAGATTTACCGGTTTTGCTGTTAATTTCCCAAACATTAACAGTTACAGGTTGGAGCATCGACGCTAACATCCTATAGGCATTAGGGCATGATTTTTCTATATCAATCATACTCAACGTTAAACCCACTGCAGGACATTTAGCCCAAGTAGAGTCCTGATTCTTGCTAATAAAAGAATCTACCCTTTTTTTATCTTCTGGTGATAACTTACCTAAAGATACAGTAGGATCAGATACTGCCTTAAACGTAAATAAACCCGTTGATCGGCTATTAGGTTTGCGAAAGGTAATACCCTCTTTAATGAGATTATTTTTCCCTTCTGTAACCTGAATCGCTCTCTCTTTAACAATATCCTCATTCTGATTTACTACGGATTGTTGAGCGACTGCAACTTTTTTAGTGGCAGTACCAGTGCTTACACCAATCCCAATCTTGGATAAAGCGATTGTCAATTCATCATTAGATAATGATGGGCTATTGTCTTTTTTGGTAGACTTACCATTTTTCTTTAGCGTCATAATAGACTCCAAATAAGTAGCGTCACGTTAACGCCATTAATATAAGTTATGGAACGTCTTCCATGTCTTAATAGTCTCATATAGCTAGCATAGGTTCAATAGATAACGGGACTATTTAGCGTATATACTAGGTATATACGCTTTATATGATAGTTTATTTGACCCCCCACCCCCCTGTGTGTGTCAGATGGGACCCGGCTGTCTGTACTGTGTGTTTTGCTCGTTAGATTTTAAATTTTTCAAATTACCCCACCCCCCATTGCTTTTTTTGGAACTTTATGTTAGGTTCAAAATCTGATATACACCCCCTAACGAAAAAAGGAGTCCCGTTTCCTCAATGCCTCTAACTATTACGCCCGAAGTTGGCATACCCCTTCCATTTGATGTAACCCCTGAAGAAGTTAAAGAATTTAGGGAGCGAGCAAAAGCCGCCTTTAACACTGTAAAAAGTTTAATAGATGCCGGCGCTCCTATTCCAGAGATGGACGAAGGAACTTCAACTATAGCGCATGACTTATTTGTACGAGAGAAACCTATAAAGGTTGCAAAGACTCCACCAGCCGTTGTGATGAAGTTAGAAGCTTTGTTAAATGAATATGACCATGAGTTTTTAAATGCTAATACTAGGTTGGCAAATTATGTGACCAACAGACTTTTGGAAGAGACAGAGAATGAGGATGCAGGTAAAAGACTAAAAGCATTAGAGTTGCTAGGAAAACGAAGGGGTGTAAATTTGTTTTCAGAACAATATGATGTCACAATAAGGCAAAAACCTACTGAAGAGATAGAGACAAGGCTTAACGGTATATTGAGTAAATATATAGGTGATGTTGAAACAGTAGAAGTTATAGATGGAGAACCAGAAAAATTAGAAGACCAAAGTGATGCAGCCGACACCGCTAGATCTGATAAAAAAGAAGCCACACCTACTGAGTAAGTTACCGCCTGAAGTTAAGGCAGAGATAGTCGATGGACTAGAAGAACTTGCGAGTAGGGAACAAGCTGATAAAGCTAAACAGTCTTTTATGAGTTTTGTGCAACAGGTGTGGCCTTCTTTTATAAATGGTGCTCATCATCATCGAATGGCATCTGCCTTTGAAAAGGTAGCTCATGGACAATGTAAAAGATTAATTGTAAACATGCCGCCACGACATACAAAAAGTGAATTTGCATCTTATTTGTTACCAGCGTGGTTTTTAGGTAAGTATCCGAATAAAAAAGTAATTCAAACATCCCACACTGCAGAACTTGCGGTGGGGTTTGGTAGAAAGGTACGAAATCTTGTTGATTCTGAAACGTATAAAAACATATTTTCAAACGTTGGACTCCAAGCTGACTCAAAAGCGGCTGGGCGTTGGGCTACCAACCAAGGAGGGGACTACTTTGCTATCGGTGTTGGAGGTGCTGTTACGGGTAAAGGTGCGGATATCCTCATTATTGACGACCCTCATTCGGAGCAAGAAGCCTCCCAAGCAGAAGTAAACCCTGAAATCTATGATAAAACGTATGAATGGTACACATCTGGACCAAGACAGCGTTTACAACCGGGTGGAGCGATCATTATTGTGATGACAAGGTGGTCAAAAAGGGATTTGACAGGGCAGGTAATGCGAGCAGCCACTCAAAGAGGTGGTGAAGACTGGGAAGTTATTGAGTTTCCTGCAATTTTACCTAGTGGGAATCCGTTATGGCCTGAATTTTGGCCTTTAATTGAGTTAGATGCGCTTAAAGAGGAGCTTCCACACTCAAAATGGATGGCTCAGTACCAACAAAACCCCACATCTGAGTCTGCAGCCATAGTAAAACGTGAATGGTGGCAGATTTGGGAAAAAGAAGAACCCCCATATTGTGAATTTATATTACAATCATGGGATACAGCGTTTGAAAAGAATAATCGGGCAGATTATTCCGCTTGTACGACATGGGGGGTGTTTTATAGTGAGGATGAAACGGGATTAAAACAAGCACGGATTATTTTATTAAACGCTTTTCGTAGGAGAATGGAGTTTCCTGAGTTAAAAAAGGTTGCTTTAGAGGAATATAATGATTGGGACCCTGATTCTATCATTATAGAGAAAAAAGCATCGGGTGCCCCGTTAATTTACGAGATGAGAGCAATGGGTGTTCCTGTACAGGAGTTTACACCAAGTAAGGGGAATGACAAGATATCAAGATTAAACGCAGTTTCTGATATATTTGCCTCTGGTAGAGTTTGGATACCTAATACGAACTGGGCAGAAGAAGTTGTAGATGAGGTTGCGAGTTTCCCTGCAGGTGAGCATGATGATTACGTGGATTCAACTTCTCTGGCGTTAATGAGATTTAGAAAAGGTGGCTTCATTAGAACACTTCTTGATGAAGAAGACGAAAGACCATTTTATAGAGGGCGTAGGGAACCATATTATTAAGGATAAAGCATGGCAATTGCAAAAAATAGTATAGAAAAACCAATGGAGCCTACTGACATGACAAATATGTTAGGAGAGCCTGATATTGAGATAGAGATTGAAGACCCTGAAAAGGTTACAGTTGGGATCGGTGATATGGAGATAGTAATTGATCCAGACGCAGAAGGTTCTGATGAGTTTAATGCAAACTTAGCTGAAGAAATGAGCGATGAAGAGTTATCTTTAATCGCTGATGATTTATTAAGTGATTTCAATGATGATATCGCTAGTCGCAAAGATTGGATGCAGACTTATGTAGATGGCCTTGACTTACTGGGTTTAAAGTTAGAAGAAAGAACTGAGCCTTGGCCCGGAGCTTGTGGTGTACACCACCCTCTTTTAACAGAAGCACTTGTGAAGTTTCAGTCTGAAACAATTATGGAGACTTTCCCAGCCAGAGGCCCGGTTAAAACACAGATTATTGGAGAAGATACAAGAGAAAAGAAAGAAGCAGCCAATCGTGTAAAGGCTGATATGAACTATCAGTTAACTGAGAAGATGGTTGAGTTTCGACCAGAGCATGAAAGAATGTTATGGGGACTTGGGTTATCTGGCAATGCGTTTAAAAAAGTGTACTACGACCCTAACTTAGAAAGACAGGTATCTATATTTGTACCTGCTGAAGATATGGTTGTTCCTTACGGTGCATCTGATTTAGAAACAGCAGAGCGTGTAACACATGTTATGCGTAAGACTGAGAATGATTTAAAAAAATTACAGGTCTCTGGGTTTTATCGAGACGTTGATTTAGGAGATAGTGAGTCTGGATATTTAGATGATGTAGAGAAAAAAATCGCAGAGAAGATGGGTTTTTCTGCTTCTTATGATGATCGGTATAAGATTCTTGAAATGCACGTGAATTTAGACCTTGCTGGCTATGAAGATAAAGATAAGAATGGGAAAGAAACAGGGATTGCTCTACCCTATATCGTAACATTGGAAAAAAGCACAGGCACTGTTTTAGCTGTTAGAAGAAATTATCAACCAGATGATGATTTAAAAGAAAAACGTAATCATTTTGTACATTATGGTTATGTACCGGGTTTTGGTTTTTATAACTTTGGTTTGATTCATTTAGTAGGAGCGTTTGCTAAATCAGGCACTTCTTTAATAAGACAACTTGTAGACGCAGGAACATTATCTAATTTGCCGGGAGGATTTAAAACTAAAGGACTACGAGTAAAAGGTGATGACACACCGATTGGTCCGGCAGAGTTTAGGGATGTAGATGTGCCAAGTGGTTCTATAAAAGACAATATTATGACGTTACCTTATAAGGAACCTAGTCAGGTTTTATATACGTTATTAGGAACTATTGTAGACGAAGGCAGAAGGTTTGCAAGTGCAGCAGATTTAAAAATATCAGACATGTCAGCACAAAGTCCTGTGGGGACAACTTTAGCTATTTTAGAAAGATCATTAAAAGTTATGTCTGCCGTGCAGGCTAGAGTGCATTACTCTATGCGGCAAGAATTTAAGTTATTAAAAGATATTATTAGGGACTATACACCGGACAAATATAACTATGACCCTGAGAATGGTTCTCCGTTTGTTAAAAGATCAGACTATGACATGGTGGAGGTGTTACCTGTATCTGACCCTAACTCTTCTACAATGGCTCAGAAAGTTGTGCAATATCAAGCAGTTATGCAGATGGCACAAGCTGCTCCTCAGATATATAACATGCCTCAGTTGCATAGACAGATGTTAGATGTTTTAGGGATAAAAGATGCAGCTAAACTTGTACCTTTGGAAGATGATGCTAAACCTAAAGACCCATTAAGTGAGAATATGGACGCTTTAAAGGTAAAACCAATGAAAGCATTTATTTATCAAGATCATGATGCACATATATTAGCGCATATGAATTTTTTAAACGATCCAATTGTAGGACAACTTCTTGCTCAGAACCCAAAAGCTAAATTAATTGCAACAGCTTTACAATCACATGTAGCAGAACATTTAGGATTTAAGTATAGATTAGATATTGAAAAACGAGTTGGTGCTCCGTTACCTAAACCTAATGCAGAGTTACCAGAAGATATGGAGCTTGAAGTTTCTCGTTTAATTGCACAGGCTTCTACACAGTTGTCACAAAACAATATGGCGCAGATAGCACAGCAAAAAGCACAGCAAAAAGCACAAGATCCAATTATACAGATGCAACAACAAGAGTTAGCGCTTAAGGCACAAGATGCTCAACGTAAAGCACAAAAAGATCAGGCTGATGTGGCACTTAAACAAGCTCAGATTGCTGTTGAACAAGAACGAATTGCTTCGCAAGAAAGACAAGCCCAAATGCAAACCTTGGCTAAAGCGGCTACAGAGGATGCTAAGTTGGAAGAAAAACAGTCTAGTCAAGTAGTAAAAGCTTTAGTAGACGAGCAAAAAGCAGAAAATCAAGCAGATGATGCGATAGCTCGAACGATATTACAACAAGCGATGAGTCAACCAAAAGAACCAACACCTCCTATGACTCCAGAAACACCAACACCTCCAGAGGAGACTATTAAATGATGAACTGTTGGCACTGTGGAACTATGTTGATTTGGGGTGGAGATCATGATATAGGAGATGAGAACGAGGAGTTTTCTGTGGTTTCTAATTTATCGTGTCCAACCTGCGAGTCTTATGTAGAGGTTTATTACCCGAAAGAAAAAGAAGAAGATGATGGAGGTTTAACTCAATGACGGTTTTTGAAGTGTTAAGAAATAAAATTGATGAGCAGGTTGTTAATATAACTGATGATTTAGCAAACGGCTCTGCTAAAAATTATGACGAGTACCAGAAGTTTTGTGGTGTAATAAAAGGTCTTTACACTGCAAAAATTTTTATAGAAGACCTTGAACGACAGACGGAGGAAGATTACGAAGATGACGATTAACATGCCTACTGAGCAATTAGAGCTGTTTCCTGATTTAGAAAAACCAAAAAACCTTAAGAAGAAAGCTGAACAGGTACCTCCTAATTTGGAAAAACCGAAAGAATCTAAGGAAAAAGCTGGACAGCTACCACAACCTTCGGGATATCACATTTTATGTGCAATTCCTAATGTAGAGGATAAGTATGAAAGTGGGTTGATTAAAGCAGATACTACAAAACATTTTGAGGAAGTTTTATCTACTGTGTTTTTTGTATTAGCGCTTGGACCTGATTGTTATAAAGATAAAGTTAGGTTTCCTAGTGGCCCTTGGTGTAAAAAGGGAGACTTTATATTAGCAAGACCTAACTCTGGCACCAGATTAAAAATATTTGGTAAGGAATTTAGGTTAATAAATGATGACAGTGTGGAAGCTGTAGTGCAGGATCCACGAGGAATTTCACGAGCATAGGAGATAAAAATGGCTGAAGAACAAGAATTAGTAAAAGAAGAAGAGGTAAAAGCACCAAAAGTGGAAGAAAAGGTTTTAGAACCAGAAACAGAAGAAGCGTCAGATAAACTTGAAATAGAAGTTTCTGATGATACACCTGTTGAAGATCAAAACAGAAAGAATCTTCCTAAAGAGTTGGTGAACCGTTTAGAGTCTGATGAATTAACGGATTATGATGCCGAAGTAAAAGATAAAATATACCAACTCAAAAAAGTTTGGCATGATGAAAGACGTGAAAAAGAGCGGGTGCAAAGGGAAAATGAAGAGGCTATAAGAACTACTCAAAAGCTAATAGAAGAGAATAAAAAACTTAAAGAGCGTTATGGTGCCGATCAGGAAGTTTATAAAAAAGCTTTATTAAGTAATGCTGATCTTGAGATTGATGCCGCTAAAAAAGCCTACAAAACTGCTTATGATGATGGCGACCCTGAGAAGATTGTAGAAGCTCAACAGATGTTAAGTGAAGCAACTATTAAAAAAGAGAAAGCTAATAGTTATATAACCCCTTTACAAAATAAAGAAAATAGTGTACAACAAGAATTAAAAGCTAATCCGACTGCTTTACCGCCTGACGCAAAGGCTATAAAATGGCAGAATGATAACACATGGTTTGGGCAAGACGAAGAAATGACCAGCCTAGCGTTAGGATTACATGAAAAGTTGGTAAAGCAACACGGTTCTACCTACGCCACCACGGATGAGTATTACACACGAATTAACGAAACCATGAGAAAAAGGTTTCCAGAGTATTTTGATACTAAAGATGGTTTAGAAAAAGAAGAAAAAACCACTAAGCCTTCTACAGTTGTTGCTCCGGTTACACGAACGACTTCTTCAAAAAAAATACGACTAAGCACTTCGCAAGTTAATTTAGCGAAGAAGTTGGGATTGACACCAGAGCAGTATGCTAAAGAAATGATTAGATTGGAGAATAAAAATGCCTGAAAACAAATTAGCTCGTGAGTTGAGTAAACGATCAAGACAGGAACGTCCCAAAGCTTGGGCACCCCCATCTACGTTACCGGATGTTGTTCCGTTACCCGGATATAACTACCATTGGAAAAGAACAGCGACTTTAAATGACCCTGATCCTAGAAATATGTCTATGGCTCTTAGGGAAGGTTATGAACCTGTTAAAGCAAGTGAGCAACCTCATATGCAAATAGTGGCTGATTCTAATTCTAAATACCCCGGTTGTATAGAAATAGGCGGGCTTTTGCTTTGTAAAATTCCTAGTGAACTTATTGAACAACGTAATGATTATTATTTGAACAAGGCTAATAGTCAACAACAGTCTGTAGATAATAATTTAATGAATCAAAGTGACTCAAGAGCACCATTATTTAAAGAACATAAGTCAACGGTGTCTTTTGGGAAAGGTAAATAATTTTTTAGGAGATTAATAAAATGGCAGCTACTGCTTCCCCTTTTGGGCTAAGACCTACTAATTTGATTGGTGGTCAGCCTTACAATGGCGGATCTATTAGACAGTATCATGTAAAAGCTAATAACTCCGCTGCAATTTTTAATGGTGATCTGGTTGTGTTAAGTTCTGCTGGTCTACCATCTGCTGTATCTTCCACACCTGATGCTAATGAATTAGCAGCTACATCTGCTAACGGTACACCCGGTATTGTAGGAGTTTTGGTTGGTGCTAGATACATTGATGATAATGGCGTTCAGCAGTTTAGACAGTTTCTTCCAGCTAATGCTACAACTGCTGGGTTCACAGAAATCAAAATAATGGTTAATGATGACCCAAGACAGTTATACAAGATTCAAGCTAACGCTGCGTTGGGAACATTCAACAGCGGCACAGACGGGTCTGGTTTTGCTGGTGCAGTTGGTAAAAACTGTTCTTTAGATTTTAGTACATCAGGTAGCACAACAACGGGCAATTCAGGCGTAAGTCTTAAAATTGATTCTAACGGTGGTACTTTAGCAGCAACTGAAACTCTTGCTATGAGGGTTGTTGATGTTGTTGCTGGCACCGAGAATGATGACTTCCCTGAGTTTATTGTTAAATTTAATGTTGGCGTACATGCGTATGACAACTCATTAGGCGTATAAGGAGATTTTTAAATGGCTATTTCAAGAGCACAACTACTAAAAGAACTCCTTCCCGGCTTAAATGCTTTGTTTGGGTTGGAGTATGCTAAATATGGTGAAGAGCACAAGGAGGTTTATGAGTCTGAAACTTCTGAGCGTTCTTTTGAAGAAGAAACAAAGTTATCTGGTTTTGGCGCAGCCCCAGTAAAAACTGAGGGTGCTGCTATAGAGTACGATAACGCACAAGAAGCTTTCACAGCTCGTTATACACATGAAACTGTGGCTATGGGTTTTGCGATAACAGAAGAGGCATCTGAAGATAATCTTTATGATAGTCTTGGCGCTCGTTACACAAAAGCTTTAGCCCGTGCGATGGCGTATACAAAGCAAGTTAAGGCAGCTACTGTTCTTAACAAAGGATTTACTGGAACAGGCAATCCTACTTACGGTGATGGCAAAGTACTTTTTGCTACAGATCACCCACTAGTAGGCGGAGGAACAAACAGCAATCGTCCTACAACAGGTGCTGATTTGAATGAAACATCTCTTGAAGATGCAACAATTCAGATTGCAGCTTGGACAGACGAGCGAGGTTTGTTAATTGCATCTAAACCACGTAAGTTAATTATCCCGCCAGCGTTAATGTTTGTGGCTACTCGTATCCTTGAATCTGAGAAGAGAACTGGAACGGCGGATAATGATATTAATGCTATTAACACCAATGGAACTATTCCAGAGGGCTATAGTGTTAATCATTATCTAACAGATACAAACGCTTGGTTCTTAACAACTGACGTACCTAATGGTCTTAAGCATTTTGTCCGTACACCGATGGCAACATCAATGGACGGTGATTTTGACACAGGTAATGTTAGATACAAGGCTCGTGAGCGTTATTCATTTGGCGTTTCTGATCCTTTAGGAATTTTCGGGTCTCCCGGAGCTTCATAATGAGAGGGGGCTTATAGCCCCCCCTTTATTTTTCTAGGGTGATTTTTACGCTTACTGACCTAGCAGACGTATTAGAGAAAGCGTAAACTATGTGCTAATACACAAAGGAGATTTAAATGGGTACTACTACCTTTTCTGGCCCTATAAAAGCGGGCACTATTAGAGATACAACAGGTTCAGGTGTTGGAACAAACGTGGCTAACACAGGTTTTGTTTTAATGGCTCAATCTTCCGTTGTAGATATTGCAGGAGTTTCTGCCACCACATCTGTGGGAGTTGTTCCAGCTAATTCAAAAATTACTGAGGTTGTTTTAAATGTAGTTCAAGCAAGTGATTCTTCTGCTGCAGCTACTTTATCTGTTGGTTTTTCAACAGGAGATGCTACCTTACTAGATTCAACAAGCGTTAAAGCAGTTGGGGTTACAACTTCTTCAGCTATGGGAACAGCTTCTATTAATATTGGTACAGCAGATTTAGAAATTTTTGCAACTTATGCTCCAGCTTCCGCAACAGCTACTACAAAGGGAATTGGTGACGTAACTGTTAAATATTTACAAAATATTAATCTTAGTATTTAGAGGTGAATTATGAGTTTCTCATCTGATGTAAAAGCTTTTACAACTAAAGACTCAGGGCATAAAATTAACGGTAGGTCACGCTTGCAAGGTGTACAGTATGTTCACGGAGGATTAAGTGCTGGAATTACTTTATCTTTTTTGGACATGTCAACTGATGGGACTGATGTAACTGCATCAGCGACTAATAGATTGACGTTAACTACCTCAAGTGCTATTGGTACTGAAGATGTATTTATTCCTGACAATGGTATATTGTTTGATAAGGGTATTTATATGACTAATGGCAATACTGCGGACATCACCAGCGTTACTGTATTTTATGTAGGTGGCGGCGAGGTCTAAACCGTGGCCGTTAAAAAACCTAAATCTAAGGGTATGGGCATAAAAACTTCTGTTAAGTCGGGTAATTTTCGCCCGACTAAGCAGGGTGCAGGCATGACTAAAAAAGGTGTAGCTGCATACCGCAGAGCTAATCCCGGTTCTAAATTAAAAACTGCTGTTACAGGTAAAGTTAAAAAAGGTTCTAAAGATGCAAAAAGACGCAAGTCATTTTGTGCTCGTTCTGCTGGACAAATGAAACAATTTCCTAAAGCAGCTAAAAACCCAAATAGTCGTTTACGACAAGCTAGAAGGAGGTGGAAGTGTTAAAAACATCCGCTAAACGTAAAAATTCTCGTTCTCCTAAAATTGAAAGTGAAGTTGCCGTTCAAGGCAATGAGATAAAACATATGCAAGAGGACATGGATGAAATGAAAAAAGATATAGAAGAAATAAAAAAATCTATATCTGAGATACATAAAGTGTTATCAGAGGCTAAAGGTGGTTGGAAAACATTGATGTGGGCGGCAGGTGCAGGTAGTGCTGTAACTGCTTTTATTATCATGATTCAACAAATATTTTGGGGAAAGTAAAATGGCACAAACAAAAGGTAAAACAGGAACACAATCTGGCAAAAGAGATACTCGTAATATAAGAAGAAAGATAAGAAAACTTCAGGAACAGTTAGAAGGTAAGGGCGATAGTCGTGTTACCACAGCTTATGGAAGAGCAGAAGAGTCTTATTCACCTTATGGTGAAAGCATAAAGGGATTTAAAATGAAAAAAGGGCCAGAAGGCCAAGTACAGGGAGATGATTACGTAAAAATAAGAGATCCCAAAGTCCCAGAAGATGCAGGTTTTACAACAATAGATGCTAATAGGTTTGGAATTGACACAAGATTTTCACCGAAAATTGGTAAAACCACCACAATGGATAAGAAGAAAAAAGGCATGAAAGCCGGAGGGTCAGTAAAGGCTAAGAAAAAAACAACCAGAAAATTTAGAGGTGATGGTATAGCTAGAAAAGGTAAAACTAAAGGACGTATGATTTAAACAAAGGAGGTGTAGGGTGGCGTATTTAATTAGTAACATTCCATATACAAAGGTTTGGATTAGGAAAGAGTTTACACATGGACATCAAAAATATCACGGGGAGTTTATACACGGATTGGCGGTGGCTGTTACAACGATGCCAGACCGATGTCTCAGCTTCCAAATCATATTTACAGGATGTGAAGAGGAAGAAGGCGAGAGTAACCCACATGGTGGGGCAATGTGGGCAAGGATGCCGCTCACAGCACTTTGTGGAGACATCCCAATTGATGACGAAATGCCACCTAGAATGGAGACACACCTTGCACAACCGTGGGACTGTCCATCGCACTACCACTCAATCATATCGTTTGACAGATGTAAACCAAGCCCGTGGCTTGCAAAAATCGCAGGAGAGTTTCACACAGCGAGATATCTCTTCACTGTGGACTACACCGAAAGCGAAATCGCAGACTGTCCAGCCCAACATAAGCAGAGTCATGTTATGGTGCTAACAGACGGACAATGGAAAGGTAATATGGTAGCTCTTCCTAATAATAGAGTGAGAGTTACAAGCCCTGCATTATGGGTTACTGGCGAAGGAGCACCTGATTTTAGGCCTAGCCAACACACACATTGTGCAGAACAAGATGATTCATATATGGATCCAACAGTAACGTTTGATAATTTATATGCGGAGGATGGTGATGAAGAAACAGTTAACAGGAAATAGAAAAAAACTAGATGTTAATAAAGACGGTGAAATAACCGGACAAGATTTTGCAATGCTTAGAGGAGAAAAAACAATGAAAGCAAAAGGTGGTCCCGTTAAGATGCGTGGTGGTGGCATGATGGCTAAAGGAATGGCTAAAGGCGGAGCAGTAATGGCTAAAGGTGGTTCTGTCAAGATGGCTAAAGGCGGCGCAGTAATGAAAGCAAAAGGTGGTTCTGTTAAAATGGCTAAAGGTGGTTCTGTCAAAATGGCAGGTGGCGGCATGATGGCAAAGGGTTATAAAGCAGGGGGCCTTAAAGAAACCAAAGGTGGTACAAAAGGCGGCGTTAGTGGTGGTACAAAAGTAACCAGAGCTGATGGTATTGCTAAAAAAGGTAAGACAAAAGGTAGGATGGTGTAATGGCTGTTAAAAAGAAAAAAACAACCAAAAAGAAGTCAAGCCCCACGCCCACTAACAAAGCTTTATATGCTCGTGTAAAAGCAGAAACAAAGCGTAAGTTTAAGGTTTATCCTTCCGCATACGCAAACGCACATTTAGTTCGTGAGTATAAAAAAAGAGGAGGGGGCTACGCATAATGTCTTTAAAGGAATGGTTTGGTAAAGGGAAAAAAGGGGATTGGGTTGATATAGGCGCTCCTAAAAAGAAAGGTAAATACCAAGCCTGTGGACGTAAGTCTGCTAAAGGAGATAGTAAACGTGCTTATCCCAA